TTGGCTAAAGACTCTCGTGTTGGTATACTATCTAAAACAGGTTCAGATTCAAAAAAAATGTTTACAGACAAGGTAGTTCCTATATCAAGTCGTTTGCCTTTCTTTTTTAAACCTATCCAGGATGGAATGGATAAACCAAAAACTGAATTAGCATTTAGAGTTCCTGCTTCTAAAATAACTAAAAAAAACATGTATCATATAAATGAAGATGAGCTTACTGGACTTGATACTACGATTGATTGGAAAAATACAGATGATAATTCATATGATGGAGAAAAACTTTTGCTTTTAGTTCATGATGAAAGCGGTAAATGGATAAAGCCAAATAATATTTTAAATAATTGGAGAGTCACAAAAACATGTTTAAGGTTAGGTAGTAAAATTATTGGAAAGTGTTTGATGGGTTCTACATCCAACGCTTTAGATAAAGGAGGAAATAATTTTAAAAAACTTTATGAAGATTCTAATATAAAACAAAGAAACGCAAATGGTCAAACTAAAAGTGGTTTGTATTCTTTGTTTATACCTATGGAGTATAACATGGAAGGATTTATAGATTTATATGGTAATCCTGTTTTGTATAATCCAAAAAGCAATATCAGGGGAGTTGATGGAGATTGGATAAAAAAAGGAGCAATAGATTATTGGGAGGCAGAAGTAGAGTCTTTAAAATCAGATGCAGACGCTTTAAACGAATATTATCGTCAATTTCCTAGAAGTGAATCTCATGCTTTTAGAGATGAAAGTAAAGGCTCATTGTTTAATTTAACCAAAATATATCAACAAATTGATTATAATGATTCTTTAATAATGCAGCATCATTTAAATAGAGGTAGTTTTTATTGGGAAAACGGAGTAAAAGACACTAAAGTTATTTTTAGACCAGATAAAAATGGAAGATTTTTAATTAGTTGGATTCCTAAAAAAGAATTACAAAATAAAACTTTACAAAAAAATGGCTATAAATATCCAAGCAATGAACACATAGGAGCTTTTGGTTGTGATTCTTATGATATTTCAGGAACTGTCGGAGGCAGAGGCTCTAACGGCTCTTTACATGGTTTGACTAAATTTAGCATGGAAGATGCCCCTGGGAATGAGTTTTTTTTAGAATACGTTGCAAGACCCCAAACCGCAGAAATATTTTTTGAAGAAGTTTTAATGGCTTGCGTTTTTTATAGTATGCCTATATTGATAGAAAATAATAAACCTAGATTATTATATCATTTTAAAAATAGAGGGTATAGACATTTTTGCATGAATAGACCGGATAAACATTTTAATAAACTTTCTAAAAGTGAAAAAGAATTAGGGGGTATACCTAATAGTTCGGAGGATGTAAAACAGTCTCATGCAGCAGCTGTAGAGTCTTATATTGAAAAGCATGTAGGTATAGATTTTGAAGGTAAGTTTCGACCTAGTGATTCTATGGGGGACATGTTGTTTACTCGTACATTAGAAGACTGGGCTAAATTTGATATTAGCAACAGAACTAGATTTGATGCTACAATAAGCTCTGGGTTAGCTATAATGGCAAATCAAAAACACATGTATTTACCACAGAAAAAAGAATCAAAAATAAACATTAACTTTGCAAGGTATACTAATAAGGGAACACTAAGTGAAATAATATCGTAGATGAGAGATATTGTAATAGAAATATCATCTGTGGGTTTCCCAAGCCAGTTTGTTTCAGATGCTGAAAAAGCCACAGACGAGTTTGGACTACAGATAGGACAAGCCATTCAATACGAATGGTTTAAAAAAGATGGTAACCAATGCAGGTATTATAATCAATGGAGAGACTTTCATCGTTTAAGATTATACGCTAGAGGTGAACAATCCATTGCTAAATATAAAAACGAACTTGCTGTAGATGGTGATTTGTCTTATTTAAATTTAGATTGGACACCAGTTCCTATATTACCCAAATTTGTAGACATAGTAGTTAATGGCATGCAAGACCGACAGTTTAAGGTTAAAGCTTACGCTCAAGACGCTTTATCTCAAGCTAAAAGAAGTAAATACCAAGATATGGTAGAGGGTCAAATGGCATCTAAAAGTATTCTTCAAAACATTCAAGATAAAACAGGAATCAATCCTTTTACAATGAATCCTGATGATTTACCTTCTACAGATGAAGAGCTTTCTTTATATATGAATTTAAATTATAAACCTGCTATAGAAATAGCAGAGGAAGAAGCTATAGACACAATGTTTGCTGAAAATCATTATGATGATATTCGCAAGCAACTAGATTATGATTGTACGGTGGTTGGAATGTCGGTAGCAAAACATGAATTTTTACCTGGAGCTGGTGTTGAAATATCTTATGTTGACCCAGCAAATGTGGTTTATAGTTACACAGAAGACCCACACTTTAAAGATTGTTTTTATTGGGGTGAAATAAAAACTTTACCTATATCTGAACTTATTAAAATTGACCCCAAGCTTACAAGAGAAGATTTAGAGGAGATTTCAAAATACAGTCAAAGCTGGTATGATTATTATAATGTAGCTCAGTTTTATGAAAATGATATTTTTTATAGAGACAGCTGTACATTAATGTATTTTAATTATAAGACAACCAAAAAAATGGTTTACAAAAAACGTAAACTTGACGGTGGTGGTTCACGAATGATTGAAAAAGATGATAGTTTTAATCCTCCACAAGAAATGATGGATGATAAAAATTTTGAAAAATTAGAAAAAACTATTGATGTGTGGTATAATGGGATTATGGTTATGGGGACTAACATTATATTAAAATGGGAACTTGCTAAAAATATGGTAAGACCTCAATCAGCTAGTCAACATGCTTTACCAAACTATGTAGCGGTAGCACCCAGAATGTATAAAGGAGTTATTGAGTCTTTGGTAAGAAGAATGATTCCTTTTGCTGATTTAATTCAAGTAACTCATTTAAAATTACAACAAGTTATTGCAAGAGTAGTGCCTGATGGAGTTTACATTGATGCTGACGGTTTGAATGAAGTTGATTTGGGAACTGGAGCAGCTTACGACCCTTCGGATGCATTGCGATTATATTTTCAAACAGGTAGTGTTGTAGGAAGAAGTTACACACAAGAAGGTGACTATAATCAAGGTAGAGTTCCAATTCAACAATTAACTTCTAACTCAGGTGCTTCTAAAACTCAAATGTTAATTGCTAATTACAATCATTATTTAGATATGATAAGAGCAGTGACAGGATTAAATGAAGCACGAGACGGAACAACACCAGCCCCTGAAGCTTTGGTTGGTGTTCAAAAACTAGCAGCATTAAATTCTAATACAGCAACAAGACACATTTTAGATGGAGCTTTATATATATATAGAAGTTTAGCAGAGGCATTAACATATAGAGTTGCAGATATTTTAGAATATTCTGATTTTAAAGAAGATTTTATAAATAAAATTGGCAAATATAATGTAAGTATATTAGGAGAAATATCTGAATTATATATTTATGATTTTGGTGTGTTTATAGAACTTTCACCTGACGAGGAACAAAAAGCACTTTTAGAGCAAAACATACAAATGGCTTTATCCAAGCAGGATATTAATTTAGAAGATGCTATTGATATACGAGAAATAAAAAATATAAAACTAGCTAATCAATTACTTAAAGTAAAAAGAAAAGCAAAACAAGAGCAAGACCAAAAAATGGAATTGCAAAAACAAGCAATGCAGTCTCAAGCTCAACAACAATCACAATCTTTAGCAGCTAAGATAGCTTTTCAAAAAACTGAAGCTGAAGCTTTAGCTAAAATAAAAGTAAAACAAGCTGAAATTGCTTTTGATATGCAAAAACAAGAAGCAGAAGCAAAACTTAAATCTAACTTAATGCAACAAGAATTTAATTATAATGTTCAATTAAGGAATGTGAGTGAAAACGCATTAGCTTTTAGGGAGGGCGCAAGAGAAGAAGCTAAAAGTGAAAGAATTAGTCAACAAAATACAGAGCAGTCTAAATTAATTGCTCAAAGAAAAAATAATCTACCTCCTCAAAAATTTGAATCAAATGAGGATACTTTGGATGGATTTGATTTAGCGGAATTTGAACCTAGATAATGCAAAATATGCATTACTTTTTTGTTTAACTTTGTAAAAATTTAATTAAATGGAAATAAAAGTAAGAGCTCTGGATACACCTGAGCAAAAATCAACTCAACAAATAGAACAAGAGTTATTAGAAAAACACGAACAAGAAACAAATAACGAAACCACAGAAGTAAAAGAAGTGGTTGAAGAAAAAAAAGAAGAGCCACAAACTCAGTTAGAGTTTGAAGATAAAAAAGAAACTACTGAAAGTGTCGTTGACGACACTCCGGTTGAACCAGCCCCAGAGGTTATTCCTCCGGAGATTTCAGAAAAAGACGTTCTTTCATATATTGGTAAAAGATACAATAAGGAGATAACATCGTTAGATGAGTTAACAGCTGAAAGAGAAAAAGCTGAACCCTTACCTGAAGATGTAGCTTCTTATTTAAAGTATAAAAAAGATACAGGTCGTGGTATTGAAGACTATGCAAATTTGCAAAAAGACTTTAGCGCCATGTCGCCTGATTCTTTGTTAAGGGAGTATATTAAAACAACTGAAGGAGAGGGTTTAGATGAAGAAGATATTGATTCATTAATGGAGGAGTTTAATTATGACTCAGAAGTTGATGATGAAGCAGTTGTTAAAAAAACTAAACTAGCAAAGAAACGAACTATTGCTAAAGCAAAAAAGTTCTTTAATGAACAAAAAGAATTGTATAAACAACCCCTTGAGTCAAGGCAAGTTGATGATTCAAACGTTAATCAAGAAGAACTTATAGAGTATAGGCAATATTTAGAGTCTGTTAAAACTCAACAAGAAGAGAATAAAATAAAACGAAGTTGGTTTTTAAAAAAAACTGATGAAGTTTTTACTGATGATTTCAAAGGTTTTGATTTCGTGCTTGACGACAAAACAGTAACTTATTCTCCTGGTGAAGCAGCAGCTATTAAAAAAAGCAATGAAACGCCTTTAAATTTTATTTCAAAATATTTAGACGACAAGGGCTTAATTAAAGATGCAGGTGGATACCATAGAGCTTTAACAATTGCTACGAATCCTGATAAGTTTGCTAAGTTCTTTTATGAACAAGGCAAATCTAATGCTACGGAAGATGTTATGCGTAAAACTAAAAATATAAATATGACTGAACGCAAAACACCTGAAGTAACAAGTAAAGCGGGGTTCCAAGTAAGAGCCGTCAACCCTTCATCGGGAAGAGGTCTCAAAATAAAAAGTATTAACAAATTAAAATAACTTAAAAATTTAAAATTATGGCAGGAGCAGTTCAAGCAAGCCCAGGCTTTGCTTTACAACCGAGTGCGGAACAAGTTCCGTTGGTTTCAAACTATATAACAACTTTTGACTTTTTAAATCAGTATCTACCTGATACTTATGAAAAAGAGTTTGAAAGATACGGTAATCGTACCGTAGCCTCTTTTCTTAGATTAGTAGGCGCAGAAATGCCTTCCAATTCTGACCTTATTAAATGGGCAGAACAAGGAAGATTACACACCAAATATGTCAATTGTGCTTCTGGTTCAGCAGCCGCATCTGATACAGCTACTATTACAGTAAATGATACACTTATTCCAAACACTGGAAGCATTGCAGTTAGAGTGGGACAAACTATTGTTCTTTCTGACAATGCAGGCGCTGGTATGAATAAAGGTATTGTCACTTCTGTTGACACCGCAAATGGTACTTTTAATGTAGCTTATTATGAAGCTGGTGGACAAATTGGAGGAGCTGGTCTTACTTATACAGTCTTTATTTATGGTTCTGAATTTAGAAAAGGTTCAGTAGGAATGAGTGGTTCATTAGAAGCAGATGACAGCATCTTTTCTAATTCACCAATTATTATAAAAGATAAGTATGCGGTAAGTGGTTCTGATATGGCACAAATTGGATGGGTTGAAGTAACAACTGAAAATGGTGCAACTGGATATTTATGGTATTTAAAATCTGAACATGAAACTCGTTTAAGATTTGATGACTATATAGAAACTGCAATGATTGAAGCAGTCCCTGCTGAAGCAGGTTCCGGAGCTATTGCAACAACAGGTGATGTTGTTGGTAACAAAGGTTCTGAAGGAATTTTCTATGTCGTTAACGCAAGAGGAAATGTTTGGGGTGGCGGTAACCCTGCTACTTTAGCAGATTTTGACGCTGTAATTTCAAGATTAGATAAGCAAGGAGCTATTGAAGAAAATGTAATTTTTGTAGATAGACAATTTAGCTTTGACATTGATGATATGTTAGCAACTCAAAATTCTTATGGAGCTGGTGGTACATCTTATGGTTTATTTGACAATGATAAAGATATGGCATTAAACTTAGGTTTCACTGGATTTCGAAGAGGTTATGACTTTTACAAGTCTGACTGGAAATACTTAAATGACCCAACTATGCGAGGTGGTTTACCAACTGGAGCTAATTCAGGAAGAATTAACGGTCTTCTTGTACCAGCTGGTTCTACTACAGTATACGACCAGATTTTAGGTAAAAATGCAAAAAGACCATTCTTACATGTAAGATACAGAGCTTCTGAAACTGAAGACAGACGTTACAAAACTTGGATAACAGGTTCTGCTGGCGGTGCTGCAACTTCAAGCTTAGATGCAATGGAGGTCAACTTCTTGTCAGAAAGAGCTGTTTGTACTTTAGGTGCTAACAACTTCTTTTTATTCCAAGAGTAGTATATTTATTAGGGAGGCTTTATGCCTCCCTTTTTTTAACTTTAATAAAATTTAATAAAATGAAAAATCAAATAAAAGATAGAGTCTATAAATTGACTCGAGAAAGAGCACCTTTGTCATATATAATTCCTCCCTCTGGAGGTAAAAAACCAATTTTATGGTGGGATGACAAAAAAAATATTAACAGAGAACTTAGATATTCAAAAAATCAAAGGTCTTGTTTTGTAGATGAACAAGATGGACAAATCAATTTAGAACATATTGATTTTGTAGATGGTTTTTTAAGAGTTCCTAAAGAAAACAGAGTTTTACAAGAGTTTTTATACCTTCATCCTTTAAACACAAAAGTTTATGAAGAGGTCAATGAAGAAAAAGACGCTACTAAAGAACTAGAACAATATGATATTGCGTTTGAAGCTGAGTCACAAGCTCGTAAACTAGATATTACTCAACTAGAGCATATTTCCAGAGTTTTATTAGGTGTGAACCCATCAACAATGTCAACAGCAGAACTTAGAAGAGATTTGATAGTTAATGTAAATAGGTATCCAGAAGAGTTTATGAAAGTAATAAATGACCCTATGTTAAAATTACAATCTCAAGTAAAATTATTTTTTGATAAAAGTTTATTAGGTTTTAGAAAAAACCAAAAAGAAGTATGGTTTAATTTAAAAACTAATAAAAATAAAATGTTAACTGTTCCGTTTGGCGAAGACCCTGTGTTTATTGTAGCTTCATACCTACAAAGTGATGAGGGTATTGAGTCTTTAAAACTGTTGGAAACAGTGCTAGAAAGCGAAGGTTAAAATATTGTATCTTTGTAAAGACAATTAAACTTTTTTTTAACATAAATTTTTTACAAATGCCTAAATATATAACTTTAGATACTGCCAGTGATGGCAACGTACACTTAAATGTAGATGCTATTCTATATGCTGAAACAGCCAGCTCAACTGCTGGAGAGATTTACCTTACAAATGGAACACATAAAATGACTGTAACTGGAACTGGATTAACTTCTGGTTTTGGTGAAGCTGTTAATTCTGCTTTAGTACAAGCGCAAGAAACTAAATGGTCTGACGCTACTATTCCAGTAAGTAAAGCAGGAGGATTAGTTTTTACAAGTGTAGCTATAGGTACTATATAATATATAAGTCCCACAAGCATAGAGAGAGGTCAAAATTAATGACCTCTTTTTTTTTGTTTATCTTTGTAAAAAAAGAAATTAATGATAAATGCTGTAAGAAATACCGTACTAGCAATTCTCAATAAAAATAATTATGGTTATATATCCCCGGCTGATTTTAACCTTTTTGCGAAGCAGGCACAACTCGATATATTTGATGAATATTTTTTAGAATATAACAGTCAAATAAATAAAGAAAACGCTCGTGTTTCAGGAACCGGATATGCAGATAGTCTAAAAACCACAGAAGAAGTTATAGATTTTTTTTCTGAAACATCTAGTTTAGCTAGGACATCAAACAGTATATATAACGTTCCTACAACTTCTACAACAGGTGCTGATTATTATTTATTAAATAAAATTTTAATTTATAGTACAGTAACATCATCAGGAACTACTTCAAGCACAGGAGCTGGTAATACGGCATTAATAGATGCAACTGCAACTTTTGTAACTGATGGAGTTGCGGTGGGTGATGTAGTTTCAATTGTATTATCAGGAAGTGTGGTTACTAATATGCAAGTAAGTGCAGTAGATAGCCAAACTCAATTAACGGTTACACAAGCTTCTTTAACATCTTCATCTTTAGTATATGCAGTTTATAAATCTACTAATTTAACAAATGAAGCAGAGCAAGTAAATCACAGTAAAATTACTATGTTAAATAAATCTTTATTGACAACACCTAATATTACTTTTCCTGCTTATACATTACAAAAAAATTCTTTAACATTATATCCCTCTACTATTTCTCAGACAGGTAGAGTAGTGTGTCAATACATAAGATACCCTAAAGACCCTAAGTGGACATATGTGTCGTTAACTGGAGGTGAGCCTGTTTTTGACCAATCACAATCAGATTATCAAGATTTTGAATTGCCTGAAGATGATGTGAATAATTTAGTGGCAAGAATTTTACAATACGCTGGGGTATCAATAAGAGAGGCAATACCCGTGCAATTTGGACAATCATTAGAACAACAAGAAAACCAAGAAGAATAATATGAGTTATATAAATCAAAAAAAATATTACACTAATGATGGAGTTACTCCAACTAACGCTAATTGGGGTTCATACCAGTATGTAAGTTTAGAAGATATAGTTAATAATTTTGAACTTATGTATTATGGCAATCATTCATTAATTAACAACGAGCCCAGGTATAAAATATTGTTTCATGCAAAAAGAGCAGTACAAGAACTTAACTATGATGCTTTTAAAGAAATTAAAGCTTTAGAGCTTACAGTGTATAGTGATTTAATATTTATTTTACCTTCCGATTATGTTAATTGGGTAAGACTTTCTTTATTCAAAGATGGCTGGATTAGACCTTTAGTAGAAAATATACAAGTAAATTCTGCTCTTTCTTATTCTCAACCTAACGCTAGTTACCCTAACACAGGAGTTCCTAATTTTACAGGAAATGATGCAACTGAAGACACCTCTACTTTAGATACTCAAAGAAAAGATGGTTCTCAAAATAGTATTTATTTAAATAAAGAAAATGCTAATGATAATATTCCACCTGACACACAAGCAAATTTTTATGCAGACTATACAATTGGAGCAAGATATGGTTTAAATACAGAAACTGCTAATATAAATCCTACTTTTAGAATTGATAAAAAAGCAGGTGTTATAAATTTTGATTCTACAATGCTTAATGAAAACTGTATATTAGAATATGTATCAGATGGTATGGAAGGTGGAGACGATTCTAAAGTCCAAGTAAACAAATTGTTTGAAGATTATGTTTATGCTTATATTAACTACGCTATTTTAAACAGTAAATTTAATGTGCAAGAATACCTTGTTAATAGAGCTAGAAAAAATAAATCTTCTTTATTAAGGAACGCAAAATTAAGATTAAGCAATATTCATCCAAGTAGATTAATTATGAATATACGAGGAGAGAATAAGTGGATTAAATAAAAATGGCAAATATTCAAAGAAATTTTATTCGTGGCAGAATGAACAAAAGCCTTGACGAAAGGCTTGTTCCTAATGGTGAGTATATAGATGCTTTGAATGTTAGATTAGGCTCTACTGAAGACTCAGAGGTTGGTTCAGTTGAAAATTCTAAAGGGAATACTGTATTAACAAATATTGAATTTGATAACGTTTCTTTAAGCAATAATGCTAGGTGTATAGGGGCTTTTGAAGATGGAGCAAATGAAAGAATTTATTGGTTTGTTCACGACCCAGCTTTTACTTTAGGAGCTACAAGTAAAATAGATTTAATATTATCTTATAATACCACCAACAACTCTACTACTTATCATGTTATTAGTATTAATGATGGAAGTAATTTAAATACCACTTTAAATTTTAGTGTTTATAATTTAATTACAGGAGTTAATTTAATAGACAATTTACTTTTTTTTACAGACAATTTAAATCCTCCAAGATTTATAGATGTTAATAGAACCTACACAGCTCCTTTAAGCACTATTGATACTATTACCGCTAATCAATTACTAGTAATAAAAGCGCCTCCCAATAAAGCACCCGATATTAGTTTAATTAATATAGTAGGACAAACAGATGATTTTTTAGAAGAACGGTTTGTAAGTTTTGCTTATCGTTATAAATATGCTAATGGAGAATATTCAGCTACCTCTCAATTTAGTAAACCTGCTTTTGTCCCCGGTGCTTATGATTTCAGTTACAATAGTTATTTAAATGAAGGAATGATTAATACCAAAAATGCTGTTACTATATCTTTTAATAGTGGTAGCAGTTTGGTTACAGGTATAGAGTTGTTATTTAAAGAATCAAATACATCTCAAATTAAAGTTATTGAAGCGTTAGATAAAAGTAATTTAGGATATGCTAATAACACCAGTTACTCTTTTACTTTTGATGATAGAAAAATATTTACTCTTTTACCTACTTCAGAAATTTTAAGATTATACGACAATGTTCCATTAAGAGCTAAAGCTCAATCTATTATGGGTAATAGATTGGCATATGGTAATTATTATGAAGGTTATGATTTAAAAGACAAGCTTAATCAAGATATTAGATTAGAATTTATATCTAGTTTACAGGCAGATGAAATAGGAAACACATCATTAACTGATACCACTGGTTCTGGCAACTATACAATAGGACCTTCACCACAAACAATTCCGTCTTCTGTTATTTATCTTGATTTTTCAAAATCAGATGGAACTCAAATACAATTAAATGCAGGAGCTGCTATAAGTGTTGATTTTAGAATAGCTCATCATAGTTTTACAGGGAACACTCCATCTGCTACAACCACCAATACAAGTTTAACTTTTGATTATGTTTTACCAGTAGCTTTCAATAACGTGTATTCTTTAGCTACAAGCACTGACTTTATTGAAAAAGTGGGAACGTCTAGTAATATACAAACCGTTACTAATTCCTGTAATGGTCAAACTCTTACTGACCAATTTAATTGTGCTTTAC